TGTCTGACGACAAGGAGAGCGCGCGACCTGTCGGTGTCTGGTTCGGCCAGCCTGACGCAGAACTCCGCCAGCAGTTGTTCCCCTTTGTGACAATCGAGATGATCAACATCACGGAGGCCAAAGAGCGAACCATGGTGGCTGGCGCTACCAAGCCGTGGTACCTAGACCCAGGTGCAGAAATTACTGGGGGGTATGACGACTGGTCAATACCCATGCCAATCCCTGTAAATCTGGACTATCAGATAACAGCCTTCTCACGACAGCCACGTCATGATCGGCAGATCCTTAGCCAGATCGTGGGAAAGAGACTTCCTCTCAGGTTTGGTTCACTCCTGTGCAAGGAAGTAGAGACCAGCGAGGATCACTGGGACGGCACTATGCGCCGCCTCGATGTCCTCGGGATGAGCAAGCGCGACACCGTCGAGGGCGGTAAGCGGATGTTCATGAATATTTTTACGGTGCGCGTCTCTAGCGAGATCCCCACACCGTATCTAGGTAAGTTGTACAGGCGCGTAGGAACCGTAGAAGTTGCTGTTGGTTCCTTCGATCCACAAAGCCCCATCACATCGGCGTCTAAACCGTACCCCACCTTTCAGGAATCGTTCACTATCACGGCACCTACTGGAACCCCCTGACAAATTTCTAATCAAAGGAGATAAGCATGCGCCCTGGTGTGTATGTCACAGAAGCAGTACTTCCCACACCGACTAATGCTCAGCCGCCGTCAGTTGCCGCTGGTGCATTGGTCGCCAACCTTCCGTCGGGTCCGACTACTCCGACATTGGTCACCTCGTGGTACGCATTTACCCGTACCTTCGGTGATCTTAATAAGAACTACGACGCGACATTCGCGGCGAACATGTTCTTCCGCTCTGGCGGTCGTGAACTGTACGTCTCCCGTGTCGTCCGTAGTGACGCATCGAAGGCCGTCGCCACTCTCAAGGCAGCCGATACCTCGCACACATGGATGACTTTTACAGCCAAGTCTGAGGGAGCCTACGGTAACGGTCTCCGTATCAAAATCACCAAGAACAATGGAAACGGTCTCTACAACATCCAGGTTCTTCAGGATGCTGGGGTCACCGACACACTAACGGGCAGCACACCTGACAAGATTGCAACCGCAGGCACGACCGATGACGTTGTTCTTGAGGCGTTTTACGACGTGGATCTCGCTACCCAAGGCAACGCCCAGGTGGTCACGATGTTCTCGATCGAGTCTCAGTTTATTGACGTCGCTTGGGTCGATGTTGAGAGCACAATCCCGACCGAGATCGGTATTCTCGCGCTTAGCGGTGGTGACGATGGAACGTCTACCACTTTCAACTACGCTGACGCGATCACTAACCTAGGGGCCATCAACCGCTCGTTCGTTGTGTTCAGTCCTGGTACCACCGACAACACAACCGTCAGCGCTCTGGTTGCTTTTGCAGAGGCTAACGGCTCGTTCGTGGTTTTGGACACAGACTCCGACATGATGCCCGATGATGCGGTTACCTACGCGGGTACCGTTGGTGCCACTTCCTATGCTGCGGTCTACTACCCGCATATCTGGATTCCCGACACCACACAGGTCTCACGTTCGGCTATCCGTAAGGTTCCGCCGTCAGGTGCAGTCGCAGGAACTATCCTCGCAACCGACGCTGGTATCGGTGTCTTCAAGGCCCCCGCTGGTCTGCAGACAACCATCCCTGGCGTTGTCGCTTTGGAGAAGTCGCTTACGTCTGCTGAGTTGGACGCACTTAACAATGATGTCTCACCAGTGAACGCTCTTCGCGTTGTCTCTGGCTCGGGTGCCGTCATCATGGGTGCTCGTACGCTCAACCAAGCAGCATCAACACGGTACATCAACGTCCGACGTACGCTGCTCTTCCTAGAGAAGGAACTTAAGAGTCGTCTTGAGTTCGCTCTGTTCCGAAACAACGACAAAGTTCTTCGTGGCCAGATCACTACAGCGATCGATGCCTTCTTGAACGGTTTCTGGAACGCAGGAGGTCTTCGCGGTGCCAATAGGAACGCAGCGTACTTTATTAAGTGCGACGCGGAGAATAACACCTCGGCAGATATTGCCAACGGGATTGTTAACGTACAGGTCGGTGTTGCTCTTCAGTTCCCTGCAGAGTTCATTAACATCCAGTTGACCCAGCAAACACAGGCGTAAGGAGATAAGCAATGGCAAACATCAATCAGCGTGGTAACCAGAACACAGATCCAGTAAGAAACTTTAGGTTTCTGGTGCATTTTCAGCCAATCACCCCAGATGCTACGAAGTGGGACCTCACTTCTAGCGTTGGTTTCACATCGGTCTCGGGCTTGGCTATTTCCACCCAGTCGATTCCTTACCGTGAGGGCGGCTTCAACACCACTATTCACCAGATCCCTGGCCAGTCGACATTCTCACCCGTGACACTTCAGCGCGGTGTGGTTGTCGGTTCGCGTAAGAACTGGGACTGGATGTCTATGCTGTTCCAAGCAGTTGGCGGAACTAATTACAACGTTAGCCAGTCGTTCCGCTGCAACGTGGTTGTCGACGTACTGAATCACCCAGTCCCGTACTCGACTAGCAACGCGTCAACACAATACGGATCTGCCAGCACCGAAACTACAGATGCTGAGAAGGACGTTATTGTCGCGCGGTTCCGTCTGTACAACGCGTGGCCGACAACGCTCGCCTACTCGGACCTCAACGCGGGGGACAATGCCCTTATGGTCGAACAGATGACACTCGTTCACGAGGGTCTCGACATGGAATGGGCAACCGTTGACACAGGAACAAATCTGATTACTGGCATTACAAACATCTAACAGGTCTAACTAATGGAGAACAACATGCAGACAATGAACGCGGCGGCTAACCCCGCTATGGCAAACGACATGATTAATCAGATTCTTGCTTCCACAGATTCCGAGGAAGCAATCATTGAAGACGCCATTATCTCCGCGCCTGTGGACGATACCGTGAGCCTCCTCAGTGGGTACATAGTGCCCCCTGGGTAGGTCATCACGGAGGCTGAGGTCCGTGAACTTACGGGCCGCGACGAAGAGGCTATCTCCAAGTCGGTGTCTCTGGCTAAGACTCTTCAAATGATTCTGCAGCGAGGAACTGTTCGTATTGGCGATGAAAAAGTTACTGACGCTATCCTAGACGATCTTCTGTCGGGTGACCGTGACTGGCTGCTGCTTAACATCTACGCAGCAACCTTTGGTCGGGAACTTACGTTGACCCCATTTTGCACCGCATGCGACGCCCGTGTAGAGGCCAGCATCGACATCCTTTCAGATATCCCGATCAAGGAGATGGACTCGCCGTTCGATCGCCGTTTCGAAGTTGAGTGCGGTGTCGGCAAGGTAAAGATTGAGGTTCCGTCTGGGAAGACTCAACGAGCGATGATGGCGGCAGGAGAGAAGAGCGGTGCAGAGTTAAGCACCATTCTTCTCAAGGGTTGCATCATAGAGATTAAGGGTATGCCTATTCTCCGTGACGCTCAGGTTCTCGATCTATCCATTAAGGATCGTCGGACTATCGCTCAAGCAATTCTTGACCGCAACCCAGGACCACAGTTGCAGGACGTCAAGGTTGATTGCCCGACGTGCTCGTCTTCACTGGAGGTTCCGCTCACCATGGCGGCCTTGTTTCAGTTTTAGAGATACAGAAGAAAAAAGAGTTGATACCTACAAGGGCCTACTGAGAGAGTGGGCGTTGATCTCCAAGATGTACCCAGGATGGACCCTAGAGGAGATCAAAGGACTTAGTCCGCGAGAGCGGATGAACTGGGCCGAAGTAGCGACTGAGAGGCGGTGAGCATGGAACTAAGCGGTACCCTCGACGGTATTAACACCAAACTTTCCGCCGCTCTCGGCACGGTTAAGGGCATTGAAGATGTAATAACCAAGATCAACACAAAAACCTCTGACATGAACAACGGCCTGTCGAGCATGGCTGGCATTACAAAGACTACTCCAGGTGTCGGTGGGTCTACACCCAATGGCGGTGGGGCTACCTTCACCAATACAGTCGGAGCGCAGAACGGACCGCAGAACGGGTCTAATAACACTGCCCAAGAAGGCTTGGCCAAATTTAACGGTGAGGCCAAGTCAACTTTCGGCAATGTACCTCCCAACGGCACCCCGCCACCGCCCGTCACCGCCACACCGTCCCCTGGTGGTGGTGCAGGTAGTACGGCACTGAACGTCGGGCTTGGCCTAGCGTCGATGGGTCTTAGCGCTGCTGGTGCGGCCTCGGGTGTCGTACCTACTAGCCCAGATGCAGCAGCCCAGCGAGAAGCAGTATTTGGAGCAGCGTTTTACCACCCAGGCAAGTTTAACGGTATGGCCATGCTGACATCAATTGCCAGTGACATGGGCAGGTATGGACGATCTGGGTATAACGACGCTGAGGCGGCGTCAACTATGGCTGGCTTCAACGGATTTGACGCAAATGCGTCAGCCTTCCGAAAAGGTGCAGCGTTCTCTAATCAGTTCATGGGGATGGACAACATCACCGCCATGCAGGGTGAGATGTCGTTGGCAAGCCCACAGGTGGGCAACTCTCTTCTGCAGGCGGGAATCAAGACCTACAACGATGACGGTACGCTCAAGGACCCAGGACTTATTGTTGACAAGATCTGGCAACAGGCGTTCAAGGGCCGTAAGCCTACGGAGTCAGAGTTCAATATCGCTATGCAGCCTGGTCAGGGTCTGCGTAATGGTCTGGACAACACCTTTGGCCCTGGTTCTCCACTAGAACTGCAGATAATGTCGTTGCTTCGTCTGAAGCAAAAGAACAGCGGTAAGACCGTTCTCATGAACGCGCCAGCGTCTAATCCCAATAGCGCGGCGGCAGTCGCCGCTGCAAACGGTATGACTGTTGAGAATCAGCCTGGCATGATGGCATCCGTCGCATACGCGGCCCGTGATCAGTCCACCCAAGTAGCATCAAAGGAACTTATCGATGCGCTTAAGGGAACCACAACGGCAGTTGAGTTCATGAACAAAACTTTCCAAGGCTCTATGGGCAACGGTCTTGTGTCTGCCCTTGTTAACAAGGGCGCAGCGCTTCAAAACTTTGCCAATACCAAAGAGGGCGGCCCTATCGTCAGCGCCATCACGGGTATTATCGGAGGCGGGCTTAAT